GCTTAAAGTCCTTGTAGTTGACGAGGGTAACGCAATATACATTTTATCAAATGATGACTCCACGAATCCTCTTTCTTGGATTCCATTAGTAAATGACAGACGTGAACTCCAAGAAACTAGTTATAAAACATTGCCTAAAGGCGTCGGAGAAATTCGGTATTTAGTTAATACACCAGACGCAAGCAATTCAGGATGCACGCTTGAAATTACTACACATATTCCTAATTCGTCGGGTGACACAAGAAAGTTATATATCGAGTATGGTAGAGAATACGGTGAAATGAATACCGCTCTTATTGATACTTACTCAAAAGTTGGATACAACACATGGATGTTCATATTTGACTTACCTATGAACGATTTCGCAACTGACCACGGCGAATATATTTTAAGGTTTTGGTTAGTTGAAGATGATACTATGCTTGACCCCGTCGAGTTAGTTGGAGACAGCACCACAAATAATATCTATAAAGTTACACTTAAGGCTAAAGATAACATTATGCCAGTTGTTAATTGTGTTCCTATTAGTGTTAATCTCAGCGGATTAAACAATTTAGAAGTATTTTCAACATATAAGTTAGAGTCAATCCAATATATCAATTTCAGAGGTTGTTGCAACATACAATGGTTATACTTAACGGATACCTTGATACGTGAATTGGATATATCTAGTTCTTATAAAATTACAAGGTGTTATATTACCAGAGCGCCGAACCTTAAGCAACTTCCAATCTTTCACCCCAGTTATTATTCTCCAGCCTATAATTGGGGTTGGATTTCGCTGGAAATAATTGAAACTGGAATAGAAGGTACAGTTGACCTTAGGTCATTCAGTGCATTTATATCTAGTATTAAAATTAAAAACAATTCAAAAATTACTGCGATTCTTTGTCCGCTAGCTGACTTCGGAAGTGTTGGAAATGATCGTGCGTTGACTATAACAGGCAATGTTAACCTTAAGTATCTGAATACTGGGAATTTTTCAAGACTTAATCTATATTTTAACGGTAGTTACTCACGATCGCTCGAGAAATTTGATATTTCTGGTTCAGGCGATTCTGCTAGACGCATAGCCTTTGAAGCGGACCCATTTAACCCAGACTTCATTAAGTCGACCGACGACCTTATTGGGTGGGATACTATAAATAAATCCACTCAACTAATTTCAGTCATATGCAAGGAAGCGAATAATTTTGAACATTTTGAGGTTCCTGGAAATGGAGCAGATAATCTAGGTAGGCCTTATATTTACAATTGTAGTGAATTAAAAACTATTGACTTATCAAACATAAACAATTTCACTGGAGAAACCCCATTGTATTATGCTATGTGGTTTAACGTGAACCGTAAGTTAGAATCAATCAATAGTGAAAACCTTGCTATTGGTAACAGTGTAGCTGTAAACCTTAATAACAGTACGGCATTCACTACAACAGCGTTATATGAATTTCTAGATGGTTTATCTCCAGCTGGAGCTTGTTCTATTCTACTAAAAAACACTGGGTGTGATGACGGAACAACAACAATTGTATCAGACGGCAACATAACTCACAATGATATTCTTGCAATAGCTAGCCAAAAAAATGTACACACACTTGCATTGTCCGCAGGAGATATTATAGTACCACAACAATAAACAACAATGAACACACTAGAATTAATAAAGACGGCAACAGAGACACTATACTCTCCGTTTCCTAAAACGGAATCAAGACAGATTATCGAAAAGCTGTTTGCTAAACTGTATCCAGACCAATTGGCTGATCTCACACGTGAAGGAGTTGACTTCTTCTTTCATAAAATGGCAATTTTGTCAGATGAGTACTCAGTAGACGATATTGACACACCAGTTGCTATTGTCCGTGAACCGATTAACCGGTTTAAAGCTGCGTTGGAGTCTCTTGAGTTTACAACAGAAGAAATCATAAACCAAGTTATTGACGAGCTGCACCAGAGGTACGTTGACGGGGAAGATGCAACACCACTACCTATATTAAACGTATATAACAACTCAATATTGCTTAGGCCGATTTCAACGTTTTTAAATAACGCGACTTTAAATTTCTATAAGCTCGAGGAACATCTTGATGATTTCAATACGGTTATTGGTTTAACTGGTGATGACGCAGCAGTATTTGTTGATGATGTAACCGTTACATTATCAGATGAACAAATCGAGAAATTGAATGAGATCTATAAAATGGACATTGCGATCTATGATAGAATTACAGAAGCTGCTACCGAAATCAACGTTGGAGAAATCGACCTCTATGAATATACTGAAGTCCCTCCTGTAGTTCCTGAAGAGGTTAAGGTTTGGAGAATTAAGGTTGTCGCAGAACTTCAAGGTATCCTTGACGATATTCAAGCAGCGTTGGACAGTATGCCAGATGGCCAAGAAAAGATTGTTGCAAATCGTTGCTGGAATGAGGGAGACGTTCTTAGACGTCACTCACAATTATTCGTATCTTTAGCAAGCGTCCTTAATTTATCCGACCAGCAACTGGATGAAATGTTCATTGCAGCTGCAAACCTTCCTACCTAATTTAGACACCATGGTAAATCCACCAGTAAACAACATTATCGAAGACATATTCGTTACAGTCGCGACCACAGACGACCTAATTAGGTTAAACGAATTGGGTCTAATAGAATCTGAACAGCCTGCGCCAGGACTAGAAGTTGTTGTCCAGTCAGAGAATGCAATCTATAAAATGATTGCTGAGAATCCAGTTGGACATATGTCAGACTGGATCAAACTTACTAAGAACAGTCTCGCTTCAGATTCATTAAACGATCCGATTCAGACTGCGCCGACTGGCGTGTTTATTGGAAAGATTTGGGAACAGGTCGGACATAGGTCGATCTATGAGGTTAGGTATGTAACTGACGCTCCTGGGAAGTTGGTTTTCTGCATTGATGGAGTTTGCACGGCACAAGACCTTTCAGAAACAGGCAGCCTAGCCGTAACAGCATTATTACAAATGCCTTACTCCAGTGCTGACATTACCAATCCACTTTATACATCAGAGATACACAATATTCAAATATACCTCACAGACGATGACTACAAAATTAAACAAACAGAAACAAACTATATAAAATCACTGACATGCACAACAGCAGACAGAGAATATCACGTTTGTTCTTCTGAAGTATTTGATATTACTGGATTACACTATCTAGAAGAAATTACGTTGCCATCTGGATTACTAAATCTTGAGACCGGTTTTTGCCCAAACTTGCGTGAGATAAAAGTATCGTATCAGAGCGGCACGTTGTGGAATCCAGTGCAACAACCAAATTATCCAAATCAAGAATTAAGCAATTTAAGTGTTAAGTTTAAGAGGTTGGATTTGTCCAATAATCCAAAGTTAACAAACATTAGATTATATCAAGCGGAGAACCTTGAGGAAATAATCTGGCCTAAGTCATGGTTTGACGAAAACTACCAAGAACAACGTGGCGCGGTTGATATTTATATTGTTAAGCCAAAGATCAAAGGTAAGTTGGACTTGTCTAAGATGATCTCGCCGCTTAGTTACATGATCTTGAACGCAGATGAGCTGCAAGAAATTCATTTGCCTGAGAGAGTTGAAGGACAATGGTACACCACTTATCCATACTTTGTGCTTAGTGGCAAAAATATCACAAAGTGTGATTTAGGTAGTATTCCGAAAATGATGCCAATGATATCTAATATGCCGAGACTTAAGACTCTAGACATTACCGGTATATGGGAGGATTGCCAGACATTCCGTTTGAGTGGACAACTTGACGCTTTAGAGAGTACCAACAATATAATCGGTTATGAGAATTTTAGAAACAGACATACAGGTATGAGTCATGTTAGTTTTGCTGATACAACACTAAAGTATATTGACGCATCCGTGTTTTTAAATGTTCCTAGTATGTGGTCATTCACTTGTTCTAGGAATCATGAAGCAGAAACTATTGACATTTCATATATGTCTGTTAAATCGTTGGGTGAATGGACGCTATACAACTGCAGTTCTCTAAAACATCTTATTGCGGTTGACTTTGACATTAGCAAAGGCTCAGAATCACAAAACGTGCAGTTTGATCTCAGTGGATGTGTTAACTACACTGTAACTTCACTGTTTGAAACGCTAAGCAAATTTAAAAAGAAAACCGATATTTCTGCGTTCAATCCATTCATCAACTTAAAAGGCGCTGCATTGGACGATGAGCTTTCAACAAGTACAACCGCCACTATAAATTGGTTGAAGTATGATGGAGTTACTAAGCTTTACAAGATATGGTATGATGACCCCAACCATTTGGGTATTGCCCAACTTAAACACGTTGATTTAGTCTTAACAAAAGGTACTCTACCATACAACTAATAATCTTAAATAAATAAGTATATGAAGAAACTACCGACCAGAGTTATTGACAATGAGATTATGTTTGTTGAAGACATTGACGAATTGTTAGAGCTCAAAGATATAACATTTGGTCAAGAAGTTATAACACGGTCAGCCGATGCGACAACGCTTCATAAGTTAGTTGTTGAGAAACCAACGGGTAACTTAAATGACTGGATCAGACTTGGCACTGAAAGGTGTGAATATAAACGCCGTGAAACACAGACTAGCAAAACCGGCATTATTAGAATGCAAGTTCTTACTCTTAAAGGAGGCAATGCAAGCTTTGTCGTTAATTTCAAACTAGCAGACCCAGTAAATAAAAGACTATGTGTTTCTATTAACGGCGGGAAATTAATAACATATGACATTGTTGATAGTGTTGCATACCAAGACACGTTATACACTGTAACATTTACCGTTCCAGGAGATGCAAATTCAGCTAAATTTAATGATGTTGAGTTTTGGATTACAGGCTCCACAACAAGCCAGTGTACGGTATTACAAGATAAAAATAACTTTATTGACGAGGTTAACCGTACTGAAAACATTGTAACGGCAAAGGGCTATATGTATGAGATAGATGTTACAGGCGCACATTATCTTAGACATTTACGAACCGAGCCGTATACTCATGAAATGAACCTCAGTTTCTGCACACAATTAGAAACATTTGCTCCGATCGCTTCTAACATATCTCCTAATAAGCATATTAGTCAATTGGACTTTTCAAAATGTCACAAGTTGTACCGTATTGAAGGTAATTATCAAAACATTACAGAGGTTATCTTTCCACATACATATTATGATGGTTCGCATTGGCCAGATGCCGTTGGTCTAACATTTAATATGTTTGGCGACTCAAAAATTTCAGGAGTGTTTGATATGTCTAACTTCACTATTCCTCTTGCAACCATTAGGATTCATTCACCGGCGTTGAAAAAGGTATTTCTTCCAAACACCGAACAGACTAACACGATTTACGATGATAATGTTTATATAGATATTAACGGAGTAAATATCACACGAGTTGAATTAGGAAATGTTAACAATGTTGTAGCAAAGATACAGACAGGCTATAAATTTTATACATTAGACCTTTGCAACGCAGCAAAGACATTACGAAGCTTAGAATTAATCGATGCACATAGAATTACGTCTACTTCTGATATTGGTAACTGGGATAACTTAGCACAAAACAAAAAAATCTCAAAGGTGCGCTTTGAGAATTGTGATTTCTCTGAATTAATAGACTTAAGAGTATTACAAGCGTCATGTGAGGATTTGAGTATTGATATAATACTAAAAAATCTGGAAGTCAAAGTAATTGATTTCTCTGGATTGAATCTACTGAGTGTTGGAGAATTCCAAATGTATGAGTGCGATAAAATCGAACAAATTTTAGCTATTGGTACATCTTTTTACGCGGCTGAAGCTGGCACGCCAGTGCCAAACGGTGCTATATGGGTAGTAAACTGCTCTGATTTCAAACTGAAAGCTTTGTATGATTTTATACAACAAGCAAAAGAACAGGATTATATACCATCATCACTTGCACTGGACGCCCAGCAGTTGGCCGAGTTCTCACCGTTGCCATATTCAATCTATTTAAGCGACTCTGGTTGCGAAACATCAGCGGGTGACGCGTTACTTGGCGATGGAACCGTTTCTCCAGATTTGATTTGGAATTCAACCGACGGCGGCCTAATTAGACAAAAAAATGTAATGCTCCATCTAAAGAATGCAACGCTAACCTAAAAATAAATGTTACACCACTACGCTCTAAAATTAACAATCCCGCTGATTGGCTTAGCACCGGTGCTAGGGTCACTCGCGTCGGACCATGGGTTTGAAGGTGGTGATATTACTGGATGGGGTTTCGCTATTACAGTATCTTGGTTTCTGTTTAGGGAACTCCAAAAAGAAAAGGAAGAAGCAAAAGCAGAGCGTGCTAGAGCAGATGAAGAACGGCATGAGTTTATCGAGCAACTTGAAGAAGCTAGGGACCTAGCCGATAAACGCCATGTCGCGGCTATTAAATTTACCACAGAGTGTACGCAAGAACTTAGGTCATTACGACAAAACCTAAAACATTGTAAGACGTGCAATCTTTCAGGCAAGCCAAGTAAACCAAGTGACGAATATATAGACACCATAAACAATTCATATGAGGATTCTACGTCAGACACACTAGACTTGCTAGATTAACAAAGCTAATTCTTATAAATAAGAATATGGCTGCACCACAAACACGTGAAGAACTAATACAATATTGTCTAAGATCACTAGGAGCACCGGTGATTGAAATCAACGTTGAGCAACAACAGCTCGAAGACCGATTAGACGAGGCTATCCAGTTCTGGCAAGAATACCACGCGGACGCCACGACTAAGGCGTATATTAAACACGAAGTCACACAAGAGGATATTGATTCGTCTAGCATTCCAGTTGGGGATGACGTAATCGCTATTATTCGTATCCTAGCGATTGAAGACTTTGGGGGCGTATTTGGCGCTAAACACCAAACTATGTCAGACCTATTTCTTAGAAGTAGGTCAACTGCCGGTATGTCTGGAAGCTCATTCGTTACTATGCAAATGGCTAGACAATATTGGGACGTGATTGATGACGTTCTGAACTCGTATGGAGAACGAATTTCGTTTGAAAGACATACAGGTAAAATTAAGTTCCATGTGCCACTTGAAGGCCGTGTGAGTGTTGGTTCGTCTATTATGATTGAATGTTACACAACACTTAGACCAACCGACTATCCTAAGATCTATAACGATATGTCTCTTAAGGAGTTGGCAACATCATATATCAAAAAGCAATGGGGACAGAACCTCATTAAGTTTGAAGGTATGCAGTTGCCTGGAGGAATCACTATTAATGGCCGACAAACATATGACGATGCCGTCCAAGAAATCGAAAAGATTAAAGAGTCGTTTAGTATGAATTACGAAATGCCTTTAGACTTCTTTGTTGGTTAATATATAACTGTAGGCAAACAAAAATTTAAACAAAATGGCACTTAATCCTTACTTCACAAACGGAACAACATCCGAAAAGAAGCTTCATGAGAAATTAATCATTGAAGCTATTCAGATATATGGTATTGACGTCTACTATGTGCCGCGTAAGATTATCAATAAAGACGTTATTCTTACTGAAGAAACATTTTCAAGTTTTGACGATGCGTATAGAATAGAAATGTACCTCCAAAACATGGATTCGTTTGATGGTGAAGGAGACCTTTTATCTAGATTTGGATTTGAGATTCGTGATGAAGCAACATTTATCGTCTCAAACCTACGATGGAACGAATTGATTGGCGCTCACGGTTATGACGAAGACACGGTTATGCCTCAGGCAGGAGACCTGATTTATATGCCGATGAATAAAAACATCTTCGAGATTAAACACGTTGAGAATGAATTGCCATTCTATCAACTTCAGAATCTACCGACGTATACATTATCATGTGAGTTGTTTAGATATGAATCACAAGAGATTGATACAGGCGTTCCTGGCCTAGATGAAACGCAGACTAATAACGCATACCGGAACATCTTTGAGATTGATACACTGACTGGTGAACCAACTGTTGGAGAGACATTAATCTTCACATTACCAGACGGAGAAACTGGTTCAACCGAGTTCTTTGAGATTGAGGTTGATCCAATCAATAATTCAAAAGATCTTATCGTTGGTCCTTTAACATTCGACGGAGGTAAACAATTGGATGTTCCTCCTGGAACAGTATTCACAGGTGTTATGTCTGGCGCTATTATAAAATCAGCCGAACGACAGGATGTTGGAGACCCCGATATTTTCAAGGAAGACTTAACCGCCCAGAATTCCGAATTCCACAACGCAGCAATGGACTTTATTGACTTCTCAGTCGATAACCCATTTGGAGACCCACTTTAATAACACAATTATGCTAGGACACAAACATTTTTACCACGGAGCAATACGAAAGATAATTTCTATCTTTGGGTCGCTCTTTAATGATATTTCCATTGCAAAGCATGGACAAGACGGTTCGTCCACATATATTCGAGTGCCTTTAACATATGCACCACGAGATAGATTCTTGTTACGAATAAATGACGGCCGATCCTCTATTTCCGTTAAGCTACCACGTATCTGCTTTGAGATTTCCGCTTTGGACCTAGACACTACCATTACACGTAACAAAATGAATGTTATGGAATCTCGGTGTGTTAACGCAGACGGAAGCGTTTCAATGAGCAAGACACATCAAGCGGTTCCTTATCGAGTAACAATAGATCTGTATGTTATGTCTCGTTCACAGGATGAATGTCTACAAATCGTTGAACAAATTCTGCCGTTCTTTAATCCAACATTTACAGTAACTGCTAAAGACTTAGTAGGCAAGGGAAGTCGTACACAGATACCAATCACACTTACATCAGTAGCAAATGAAGACACTTACGAAGGAGACTTAAAAACGTCACAACGGGTTGTTATCTACACATTATCGTTCCAGACAAGAGTTGACTTTATTATGCCTATTGACTACGATATAAAAGGTAAACTTATCAACCATATTGAATTAGAGTTTAAGGATGGATGCAAACCAGATGTTATTGGAGGTTCAATCACATCACAAACTGAGCCTGGTGGAGAAATAACTATAACACCGTTTGATTTCGACGCCCAAGCCGAAATAGACAATCAAGACAACCAATAAAATGAACACAAACATTTCCAAAGCACTGAATGACACATTAGATGAAGTAGCGTCAGAGGACACCGAATTAGCCGCAATCACTCGCCGTAAAGCGAGCATGGACAAGATCGTACATGACACTGAATCAGATGTTGAATACGCAAGAGAGCAATTAAAGAGTCTAATCGAGGCGAACAATGAAGCAATTCAGACCATGAACCAATTGGCTCAGGATTCTGAACACCCTCGAGCGTACGAAGTGCTAGCTGGATTGATTAAACAAGCAGCGGATATGAATAAGCAATTGGTTGGACTCCAGAAAGATCGTAAGAATATAGTTATGCCTAAAGAAACCGCAGGGCAAGGACAATCTGGAGGCGGAACTACAAACACTCAAACAAATATCGACAAAGCCGTATTTGTAGGAACGACAGTTGACCTACAGAACGCACTAAAGGAAATTAACGGATAGGTATGGCACAACAACTGATAGACAGCTATAATGGCAACGCAAACGTAAAGCGCGATGGCGTTGCTATGTCATTCACACGAGATGAATTGGCTGAATATACAAAATGTGCAGCCGATCCAATTTACTTCATCGAGAAGTATGTTAAAATCATCTCGCTTGACGATGGCTTAGTTCCATTTAAATTGTATGACTTTCAACGGGAAATGGTTGAGCACTTTATTGCTAACCGATTCTCGATTGCAAAGTTGCCTAGACAGGCAGGAAAGTCTACTGTTGTATGTAGTATCCTATTATGGTATGCTCTATTCCAGAGTGAAAAAACTGTAGCTATTCTAGCAAACAAAGGAGCAACGGCAAGGGAAATGCTCAGCCGCATTACATTAATGCTGGAGAATATCCCGTTCTTCCTACAGCCTGGCTGTAAAGCGTTAAACAAAGGTAACATAGCATTCAGTCACAACACTGAGATTTTAGCCGCTTCAACGTCAAGCAGTTCAATCCGTGGACGCTCTGTATCATTACTTTATCTTGACGAATTTGCATTTGTGCAGAACTCCGAGGAATTCTATACATCCACGTATCCTGTTATCTCATCTGGTAAAAGCACAAAGGTTATTATCACCTCTACGCCAAACGGGATTAACAATATGTTCTACAAATTGTGGGACAACGCCGAAAAAGGCAAATCTGGATTCAAGCCGTTCTCCGCTAAATGGTCAGATGTGCCAGGCCGTGATTTGGCATGGAAAAATGAGACTATAGCAAACACGTCACCAGAACAATTTAGACAGGAATATGAGTGCGAATTCGTTGGTTCAACCAATACCCTAATTGACCCAAATGTTATCCTTGGACTCAATCCAATCGAGCCGAACAGAGTTAGAGACATGATTCGGTATTACGAAGAGCCTGAAGCAGGACACAAATACGTATTGGTTGCAGATGTCGCTAAGGGAGTAGGCCAAGATTATTCAACTTTTAATGTTATAGACATTTCGTCTAAACCGTTCAAACAAGTTGCGGTCTATGCGGATAATAAAGTGTCCCCTATGATATTTCCATCACTAGTGGTGCGCGCCGGGAAGCAATATAATGACGCCATGGTCGTCGTAGAAAATAACGACGCTGGAATGGTTGTATGTAATGCAATCTATTATGACTTGGAGTATGATAACTTTTTTGTTACTTCTGTTACCAAGTCAAATGGATTGGGCGTCACCATGTCCACAAAGATTAAGCGTATTGGTTGTTCTAACCTAAAAGACATTATTGAATTAGGGGAACTGACCATATATGACAGACAAACTGTTATCGAACTATCCGCGTTTGGACCTAAAGGAAATTCATACGCTGGATTGAATGGAGAACACGATGACCTAGTGATGAACTTGGTTCTATTCGCATGGTACGTCTCCACTGACGCTTTCGCAGATGAATCTAATATCATCCTAAAAGATTTGTTATACCATGACGAACTCAAAAAGTTAGAAGAAGAGATGCCGAGCGTCGGTTTCTTTGGGTCTGAAGACACCTCGGTTGAAGCCGAGTTGAATGTAGCAGAGACTGAATGGAGGGTTGTATAAGTAGACTTTTACATCCTTATAAATAACAATAACACCGCCTTATAATGATTAACACATAATAAAACAAACACATGGGAAATTTAATATCACCTGGAATTCAAATACTGGAGCGCGACGAGAGCGCTGCAATTCGTGTAAGTTCTACCGCAACTGGAGCCTATGTAGGTCTCTTTGATTGGGGTCCTTGCAACACAATTATTAACATTAACAGTGAGAAACACTTAGGAGAAATCTTTGGTTATCCTTCTGATTACACTTCTAACGGATTGACAAAACGCAGTTTTGTTGAGGCGAGTATGTTCTTGAAATACTCTGACAACTTTAAAGTTGTTCGTGCTGAAGTAGACGGAATGGCACACGCCGGAGACAAAGCCGCTGCGGTGGGTTCTTGTAACGGTCTTGAAGATTTCATTTCAAGTTTCTCAAGCAACGATGCGGACAATACCTTTATGGCACGGTATGCTGGTGCTGGAGGTAACTCACTCAAAATCCAAGTAGTTCATTCAGAAAACTACGATGCTGTCGACTCTGCTATTCGTGGCGTCTTGACATATAAGCCTGGCCGTACCACATGGGCTGATGCAAATGGATACTCTCCTATCACTGTACCTACAAAGATCGTAACCCCTGACACTCTTAACGGACTTCCTGTAGTTGAGGACGACAAGCCAGGATTCCAAAGTGCTGATATGGACGACGGTATCGTTCCCGCTAATTTGGACGCAGGACAATACGCATTGGCAAAACTTGTCAAAGCAGTCGACATTACAGAAATTGCGGATGATACGGCAGCAACAACTTGGATTGAGACTCATGACGCTACAACCGGAGACAACACCATTGATGATTACGCTGTACTGCAAAAACTAGATAAGCCATCAGCACTCACCGGAGAAGATGAAGTATATACTTATGTAGAACTCAACGATACAAATGTAGAACAACTCGTTGTAGCTGGCGCAAAGATTGTACTGGAAAGTAAACTCAACAATGCAAATAAAGAATGGTTTGAGTTGAAATCTGACACAGACACTGACGTATTTGTTATCGCTAAAACATATACAACAGACGTTGACGCAAATGACGATCCTGTGGTTGTAAATGCTGGAGGACATAAATTAATCCAAACCGCCACCGTAACATACGACACAAATAATACTGTTGAAACAGAAGTCTTTGACGAAATTGCAATCGTAGTGATTGATAAAGACGGATTGATTACAGGTGAAAAGGGACGAATCCTAGAAGTTCTTGAAGGTCTTTCACTTCTTAAAAACGCTAGAGATGAATACGGAAAACCAAACTGTTACACCACACACGCAAATGCGTATTCACGCTTTATCTACGCATTCGGCGACGGTGTAGTAGATGAGTCAAGTGACGCAATTCACGCCGCTGGGTTTG